TTTACTTTTAGAATGCTTGCCATTATCGTTTATCCTAAATCTTTCTACTATTTATTCATCTTGACCAGTTGAAGGGTTATAATTTTTCGCATCTTCAAAGAAACTTGTTGTCTCATTGAAACCGAAGTTATCATCATCTGGATCAAACTCTGTTGCTGCTGCGCTTACTGGTTCTGGTGTAACAGTATATCTTTGTTCTCTTGAAGGTGCATTGACAGGAGTGTTTGCATATTGATCAACTTGTACAGTACGAATAACATTTGTAGATGTTACTGGGCCATACAAGTAATATTTTGCAGTGAAAGATAATGTGTACACAATACTTCTTCTACTTGTAAAATCTCCTTCATAATCATCCTCATAACCAATACTATTCAATACAATTGGAACATCACGAATGATATCCAACTCTGGTATTTCTTTCATCGTTACTGTATATTCTGGTTGAAAGATAGGTAGAATCTGTTCTACAATCTGTAGAGCGTCATCTGAATTCTTTGCAAGAACATACAACTCAAAGTCAACATTGTAAGGAACAGGCATATAACTAGATTTCAACTGACTACTATCTGCACCATCCAATACTTTCTTTGCCTTAATAATTTTGTTCTGTTTTCTAGTTGCGTCATAAGACAAACCAGAAATCTCAAAACCAATACGAGGTAGAGTTACTGCAACCTTCTTTGAAAGATTTGGGTCTTCAGTTAGTCGTGATAACCACTTCTGTTTTGGGCCGTATGCAAGTGGAACTTTCATTGTCTGTGTGACATTACCACTTGCATCTTTCTTTGTCAATTGAATTTGGTTGAAAAGTGTACCAAATGCAACTACTACATTTCTCGTAGATTCGTTATAAAAATATTGTCCAATCATAATTATCTCATCCCAGCATCACCGAATGGATTCTTTTCGGTAAAGTCTAATATATTATCGTCTGCAAGTTCAAAATCATCATTCTGTGAATTCTCATCAATCGTTGCGACATTATAAGTTTCTAGTACTATATAGGAAGACGCTGCTGACTCCACAGAGTTCTCCAGTAGAATAGCACCAGTTCCAGTTGCAGTCTCCAAAGACAGTTGATGTGACAACATATCCAAAGAGTTATTATCCTCAATCGCATCAAGTTCTGCAATACCTGTGTCGATAACTTCTGAGGCATACTCAAACGTCTTACACTTGAGTTTGTATGTTGGTAGATTCTGAACCTGATAGAAAGGGTCATCATGGTCTACAAACGTAATTTCAAATAACTTATTACCCTTAGGCCAATAAATCAAATCGCCCTCATTTGGGCGAGAGGAAACTAATAGATTATTATCTACTGAAATAAACTGTTCCCATCTTCTTCTTGCAACAGTAAATGTTGCATCGTCTTGTATATCTAAACCAAACTTAGACATGAGTTCTTTCTCACCCTCATATCCATCTACATTGTCAACATACATTTCAATCATGTACGCATCATCGAATGAAGAACTATTGTCCTCACCAAAGATGTTGTCCAAACCAGCAGTATTACGAGGAAGATAATAAACATCTTGCCCATAAATACGAAGTTGCTCTATCATCAAATCTTCATAGAGCGCCTGCTCTGGTTTTGTTCCTGTATCGAAATATACATTAGTTGGCATAACTTACCCTATCATATGCATAGGCGGTAGTTCGTATGCAAGTTGAATCTGTTCTTCCAACTTGTCAATCTCTTCCTGTGCCTGTGTATAAATTTGATCACCGTTTAGTGCAACACCACCCAACATCTGAATACCTTGAAACTTAGAAAGGTTTGCACCCCATTGTTTCTTAATCAACTGAGTTGCATACTTCTTCAAGAAGATATCATCCCAAACGTCTGCATATGTTGCTGGATCAAGTTTGCGATAACATTCTATGAGAATATAATCATTTGCAACAAAGTCTGTTTGGAAATCTGCATCCAAGTATAATCTGTTTTGATGTTGGTTGTGACGAATTGCTGTCTCACCAATGAGAATGTGATCTAGAAAATCTAGATGTTGCATTGTCATCTCATAGTGAATAACAGAAGTAGAACTGAAGTCATACAAGTCATTCAATCTTAACTGATAACGAATGTCAAACATATTCAGTGCGGCCTTATCTGTCAAAGGAAATACTTTAACGATAGACACCACCGAACTTGGAACTGGAATCCAGTTTTGTTGTTCATACCAAGTTGCGGTTGTCGAACCATCAACATCAGTTGCAACCGTTCCAGAATCATTACCTCTTGCACGAGTAATATCTGCCGCAGACAACTGATATTTTAGATACACTCTCTCAATACCATCGTAATGATATTGTGCGAAATATTGTAGAGCTTCGTCAATTCTATCTTCAACTTGATCTGGATCAACATTGATTTCGATGACAGGTTTACCTAAACTTCTTAAGCACCACTCTTTAAAATCTGTTCTTGTTGTTGGTATTGCCATATTTTCTTATCCTAGTGCTATTGCTACTGCTATTGCGAAGCCTTCAGAGGCACCACCGCCTCCAGCGTTTGCAACCTCAACCACTGTTCCATCAGATTTTTTTGTATAAATCTTCTGATCAGCAGAGTTGATTGCAATTTCACCAATTTCCAAATCGCCCGAAGACGGTGCAGAAGCAGCCGTCTCCGAGCGTTTTGGTTTAATCGCAATAGTAGCCATAATGTTTTATCTCCTACGACTACTTATTAGAATGTTCCACCGTCAATACTTGTAGCCCATGAGATTGTGTCAGTAGATGCACTGTAAGATAGGAAACCATCATTTGCACCCCCACCATCAAGAGCACTGAAAGTATCAGCAGAGTTTGCAATAAGTACAGAACCCTTTGCGGCAGATGTAATTCCTGTTCCACCACTTGCAACAGAAATTGTGTCTGCGTTCCATGTTCCAGTTGTAATTGTTCCTAAAGTAGTAATGGATGATTGCCCAACATATGTTGAAGCAATTGTGATTGCATTTGCCGATACTGTAATCTTATCAGCAGTTCCTACTGCATCAATAGTGTTACCAGTTTTTGTTAAACCGTTACCAGCAGAAATCTGTCCAGCACCAGAGAACTGATCGAATGTGATATTCGTTGTTCCAAATGTTGGTGTTCCATTATGAGTTGCAACATAACCATTATCAGCATTTGCAGTTCCCTCTTCAACGAATGTAAACACACCACCAGTAAGTTCAGCGGCATCATTTGCATCTGGTGTTCTTGTAAGAACAAATGCAGCAGAACCAGAACCAACAGTTGTTACCTTATAGATACCATTCTGTGTTTGTGTTGTTTGGTCTTTAACAAGAACTCTGTCATCCAATGAAAGCGAAACACCATCAACAGAAATTGCACCGTTAGAATTCGCAGTAAGAGTTCCGGCACCATTAGCATAAGTTGCAGACAGGCTGCCAGTCGTAGCGACACGAACTGATTCTTTAACATCAAGTCCGTTTGCAACTTGATCAACATATGTTTTATTAACAAGTGAATCTGAACCAAACCCTGCTCTTGCTTCATAACCAGAAGGAACTGTAACTGTTCCTGTTCCATCTGGAGCAAGTGCCAAGTTTCCGTTTGTGTCTGTGGTTGAGATTGTGTTTGCGTCAACTGTAATGTTATCAACGTCAAGTGAAGTGATACCATTCAAGTCTGTCTGAGTTCCACCAAGCGAAACTGTGTCAGAACCGATTGTTACAGAACTGTTAGTAAGTTTTGCATTTGCAATTGAACCAGCAAGTTGTGCGTTAGTTACTGTTCCTGTCAACTGTGTGGTTGCAATCGAAAGTGCAGCCTGATGTTGTGTCACAGAACCCTGTGTGATATTTGCGTTTGGTACGTTTGCCCAAACAACAGCAGCAGACAAGTCGTTTGTTTCTGTGAATGATGTTAGATAACCAGCGGCAGAGTGATCTCCCCAACTATATGCAGTATCCCATTGACCAACCTTTGTGTCGGTAATGGTGTTTGTTCCCATATCAATAGTGTTGCCGTTAGCATCAAGTGTACCACCCAACTGAGGCGTTGTATCCTCAACAACATTTTCAATATAAGAACCTAAATCACTAATCTGTGATTCAGTGATAGACAATGCTGCTTGATGTTGTGTCACATCACTTTGAGATACAGATGTTAGGTAACTTTGCAAATCACTGATTTGTGATTCTGTAATACTAAGAGCTGCCTCATGTTGTGTAACAGAACTTTCTGTAATATTTGCATCTGGAACATTTGCCCAAGTCACTGCAGCAGTCAAGTCGTTTGTTTCGGTAAACGATGTTAGATAACCGCTGTCATTAGTAAACATACTAATGTTACCAGATTTGTTAGTTAATGCATCTGTAGAACTCGCAGTGATATAACCAGCACCATTAGTCAATTGGTTGTTATTTGTTGGAACTGCAGCAGATGTGATAAATCCAGAAGTTGAGTTGTCATA